ATCAATTCGAGTGGGACGTTTATTTGCAGGATGTAAACGCATCGAATCCTGGCAACTCTGCCGTTACCGCAACAATCACCACGCCACTAGGACTTAAAGTACGTGCCGATCTGTACGGCTCAATGCGAGACACATCGCCATCCCTTGGCACACATGCTGTTGTCTATAGCCCTGATTTGAGTACACACCCGGCAGAAAGCGCGATGGTCTCGACGGAGATTGATGGCGAGATTTCCAATTATCAAACAACCGTTCTCACCAACACGAGCAGTCAGGTCAAATACAAACTGACCAGTTCAACGTCTGACCAGAATTTTAAAATTATCACACGCGGGTGGTTCGACACACGCGGGAGAGACGACTGATGCCATTCGTAAAACGTGATAGCAACGGAGACGTTGAAGCTATTTATAGTCATCCTGTAGTTGGTTTTGTCGAAGAAGAACTTGAAGCAGGACATGCCGACATTGTTGCGTTTGAGGAAAAACTTGATCCAACAAGACCGGATTGGTGGTTAGCAAGGGTCGATGCCTACCCACCAGTTCGCGAGCAACTGGACTCCATCTATCATGACATTGATGCGTGGAAGGCAAGCATCAAAGCAATCAAAGATGCTAATCCCAAGGATGGTGAATAATGACTATACGACTTAATCCTGCCGACCTATCGCAGACGCGATCAGACTTAGGTCTGACCGTTGGCACAGATGTTTTGGCACCAAACGGATCAGGCGCAAATCTTACGGCACTAAATGCAAGCAATCTTGGTTCTGGCACCGTGCCAACCGCACGGCTTGGATCAGGCACGGCATCAGGCACAACATTTCTTGCTGGAGACCAGACTTATAAAACAGTAGCCGCTGGCCTCAATCATCTTTCAACAGCCACAGCGTCATCAAGTGCGTCACTAGATTTTACAAGTTTAATAACATCGACATACGACGTTTATTTTATTGTGCTTGATGAAATCATGCCCGCAACTAACGCCTCTGATCTTTATCTATTACTGTCAGGTGACAACGGATCGAGTTTTAGTAGCTCAAATTATGCGTATGTTACAGATACATTAACAAAGCATAATCATGGTGATTCTGTAAGTAGAAGTTCTACAAGTGCCCGCGGGTTAGCACAAATTCAGCTAATGAACAGTGCGGCAACCAACCAAGGTCAAGGTGTTTCTGGGCCAATTTACTTGTTTTCTCCTTTAAATACGTCACTGCAACCGTCGTTGCGTTGGAGCTTTATCGGCAACGATAACGGTGTAAATCTAAAAGTTTTAGATGGAGCAGGCAAAGAAGAAACAAGCTCTGCCCGGGATGCTTTTCAGATAAAATTTTCTTCTGGAAATATTGCCAGCGGCACTGTGCGTGTTTACGGAATTGCGAACGGATAAGGAAAGAAGATGGCACGATACAAAACAGTCGTAACGCCAGAAGGTCAGGTGCAAGTCGAAATTACGGGCGATGAACTTGCTGCTTTGGAAGCGGCAGAAGCAGCATTTGATGCTGGTCGCGTTGACCGTGCCATGCAAAATATGCGTGAACAACGTAATCAAAAACTAGCCGAGACAGATTGGTGGTCGTTTGCCGATAGTCCAGCGATGACCGAGGCACAAACAACATATCGTCAGGCATTGCGCGATCTGCCAGCCGGGGTGTCAACGCCTCCGGTAGATAACCCAGATGCTATGGAAAACTGGCCGGTGTGGCCGATTAAACCGTGACGTATGGAGCTTTCGCTCGAAATGATCGTGAGCATTGGCGCTCTGTTTGCCAGTGTTATTACGTCATTTGTCGTCACAAAAACCAAGGTGCAGGATTTAGACGATCATGTTCGAGAGGCAAATAAACGGTTAGCGCAGCTTGATAGTCGATTAGACAAAAACGATACAGCTACACATTCAGTCGATCAAAGATTGAAAGTCATTTCAAACATGATGGACCCAAAAGAACGCGAAACAGAACACAGACGTTCTGAGAGACAGACTGTTTTATTGGAAGGTTTGCGGCGAGATGTAGATAGATTAAATCACATGCACAACGGAGAGCATAAACCGGTATGATTAAATGGAATGAGTTAAACTTTAAACCTTACGAGTTTGCTTGCCAGCATTGTCGAAACAATAAAAGTTGTGATGGCCATGAGGACAGCATTATGGACGTTAATTTCATAAACACGTTACAAGAAATACGGACAAGCTACGGTCGCTCAATGACTATTAGCTCTGGATACAGGTGTGCAGCGCATCCAATAGAAGCGCGGAAAATAAACAAAGGTGGAAAGCCAGGTTCTCATTACTCCGGGAAAGCAGCAGACATTCGGTGCAGCGGAACCGAAGCATTGACACTATTAAAGTACATCATGCAAAATCCCAAAATCACAGGTGTGGGCATCAACCAAACTGGTTCACATAATTCACGGTTTATTCACGTGGATACGTTAGAAGATTATCCCAGACCAAATCTATGGAGTTATTAAAATGCAAGCAGTCATCTCAAGGTTTAAAGAACCGTCAAGTTACGCGGCACTTACAGGTGTGTTGGCATTGGTAGGAATCAATGTTGATCCCGGCTTAATGCAGCAGATCAGCACAGCGTTGGCAGCCATTGCTGGCATTGCTGGGTTTTTCTTAAAAGAAAAAGGCGAGCAATAAGTGAATGCTTGGCTTATTATTGCGCTACTTGCCGGAACCGTTGCAGCGTTTGGCGGCGCCATCTGGTTGGGGCGGCACTTGCAGAAGGGTGCGCAAGCAAAGAGCGCAGCGGAAGCTCAAGAAAAAATGTCTAAAGTTAAGCCTCGTAATCGTAGCTCCACTGCTAAACGCTTGCGTAGTGGAAAGTTTTAGCGCGGTATCTGGAGCTGCGTCACTTGGCTCAGCTTATTTTGATTACAAGACTGCCGAAAATTCTGAGCCTGTCTTAATCAAACCGCCGCTTGCTACATATGATTTAGATTTTATGGAGCAGGCGGCGGATGAACTAGAACTTATGCCGCCGCCATGTGCGCGGGATGTTGTAACTTTAAACTGTTCAACAATAACACGCATGGTGTTGGACTATGGTGAGTTAAGAGAAAAAATTAAATCTCTTGATAAAAATTAATTCTTTTTAGAGTTCTTTATTGCCGTAAACTCTATAGCCAGATCACACATCACATCTTGATCGTATCCTGCCTCGATGAATGATTGAGCGTAGATAAGCGCACTTTTTTCATCAAGCCCACACTCTACTAACGCATCGAATATTTTTATGATCAATGTGTTAGCCAGATAAAAAGCGTTCTCTTCTTCTTCTGGATTTAGCTGTTCAATTAGCTTGAATGCCTTTAACTCAGAGGTTTCCATAAGTTTCTCCTGTGTTTGGGTGTGGTCTGGGAGCAGTAATTAGAGAAGTCTACCCGCGACTCGCCTCTGCCTTCAGCTCATAGCCTTTTATATCAGTCTAAAAACAACGTCACGCGCGGAACTAATATAAAGACATTACTGCTTTAAAGAACTCCCAGTTGGTCCTACTCATGGAGGCAGTCAGAGGCTAGAAAGGTATGTCGTCTGCTAATTCATCAAGAGATTGATTAGCGTCTGTGTTAGCAGCAGAGTTTACTTGACTAACGTTATCCGGATTATCTCCTCGTGGATTAGACAAGCGGTGAATTGACCCCTCATACGGAGGGATTTTAATTTCGGTTACTTTGGCTTTTGAACCGTCGTCCTTTTCGTAAGTCCGATAGACAACCTGCCCGACAACGCGCACCAAATCTCCCTTATGTAATCCTTTGGCAGTCTTTGTAACATATGGGCTAGTGCTGACAACAGTGTGCCATTGCGTAATCTCTTTCCATTCTTTGGAAGACTTGTCCTGATAACGCTCTGACGTAGGTATGGAAAGCGTAACCTTTTGCCCTCCATTGCTAAAGTCAAAGTATTCTGGGTCTCTGCCCAGACGGCCGATCAGGTCAACGCGGTTCATGTTTTGACTCACTTAATTAACTCCTTCTTGAGATTTAAAAGTTTTTTCCATTTGTCAGACAGTACTGGATTAGATCGAATAATATGTGTCTGACCCTCTAGCTTCTCAGTAACGGCTTCCCATGCAGTAACAGGATTGTCTGCTTTAGGAAATCGTTTGAGAATTTCAGCAAGATAAGTATC